CCGCCGTGGCGGTCGCGGAATCGTCCATGTAGTCCTTGAAAATCCATGTCCTGACCGCTCCCTTCCAGTCCTTCATCGGGTTCTTGCCGACTTTCCAGCCGTTAGCATCGTACCACGAGACGAACCTTTCGGCTCGGAACGTTTCCCCTGTTAATCGCAGGTTTCTGGATTTGATGAAGCCCTCGGCGTACTCGGCGACCTCGGGAATCGTGGGCTTCACGAACTTCTTCGCCCGCCGTTTTTTCGGTTGTTCGGGCGCGCACGCGCCAAAACCCTTGGGATTAGGTTGAGTATCAACCCTAGAGGAGTTACTAGTACTCTCTCCTAACCTAACCTTACCTAACCTAACCTCGGTATCCACTTTGTCTACCAACTGACAGTCAGGTGTCTCCAGTTTGTCTACCAGTTGGCTACCAAGTGCCTCCACTTTGGCTACCGGCTTGAACATATCCGCAGGTAAGCCCGTGTCCCTTGTCGTGTACGATTTGTTCTCGTCAATGTAAAGCGTGGCTAACTCGTCTGGGTAGCGAGTTGCGTGGCGCCTGTCTGACCGGACGTAGTTGTTGACCCACCACGACTTGATGACCGCCGCGCCCGAGTCGAACGTCAGGATGAACTTCTTCGCCACCAGCAGCCGCAAATCGTCCTCCGACGCACCGCACATCCTGCGGATTGAGCGCGGGTTGTTGACGAAACCCCAGTCGTCCGCGTTCATCCCGAGGTGGATGTAGAGCGACTGTGCCGAGAGCGGCATGTCGAGAAAGGCGTCCGACTCGACGATGGTCTTGGCGAACATTCTTCGTTCCGCCATATAGTGACCCCCTTTCAGTAAAATATATATTTGAGCCTATTTTGAGTAGTTCCAGGCTGCGACCAGCTCGCCCTCGCTCGGGTACAGCCCGACCACCATCGGGCAGTTGTCCCTGTAGGCAGCATCCTCGTCGCAGTGCCTGATTTCGAACTCCTCTGTGCCGCCGATGATGATGACCTCACGGGCGTACACATCGCCGCCGCAGAACGGTCAGCGCCTGAGAGTCGGTGCCATGTTGCCTCCAAAGTGGAGTGCCCAGCATCGTGCCGGGCGCTCCGATCGACTAGTCCTTGCTTGTGATCTTCACGCCGGGCAGCTCTTGCGGAAGGAAGTTGAACTCATAGTTGTACTTGTCGGTCTTGGTTGAGTCTATTTGCTCCACCGTGTACATAGTCCAATCATTGAGGTAGATGAAATGCTTCTGGTACTCGCCGTTGGGCAGTTCGGCGATAACGTTCAGCTCGTTAGTATCCGGGTCGGTCTTGATGGAAAGACAGCCCTCCATCTGCAACAGCACCTTGTCCGAGCGCATGTTGATAACGGTCACACGGCGGCGAACGTTGAAGTTGTCGGCATCTTGGGATAGGTTGTAGCTAACCTGACCGCGCTCGGTGCATCCAGATAGTCCAAACGCGGCGATGATACCAACCACGGCCAAAATAAAGGCCACCGTTGCGGCGACCCTACGCTTCGTGTTATTCATTTGTAGTCCTTTCCTGTAACTGCTCTGCCTCGATGCCCAGCTTGCCCAAGATGAACGCGAGCGCATCGTCTGCGGATATGTCGCCGTGGACAGTCCGATCGGGCAGGCGCACATACTTGCTGGCCTTGTAGTCGTAGTAGAAGTACGCGAGACGCGACACGTCAGGGCCGTCCGGGTACACGATGCAGTCCACCATGTACGCAATCCAGCTATCGTCGTAGATGTTCCAGCTGTAATGGACATGATTGACTGGATTGATTTCAGGCACGACCTTGAACTTGCTCATTTTGCAACCACCCTTCGCCTGCACTTGGGGCAGAAGTTCCACGTGCCTTTAACGTAGTAACCTTCGCAATCCTCGACCCTGCATCCGCAAGCGGAGCACTCGAAGCCGTTGGTACATGAGCCGCATTCGCTTTCGTCGTAGACGTTTTTGCAGGTCTGCTCGGTTGGTACATCCATGAGCACTGAGATCGGTACGACATTGGAGAAGCTGTACTCGTCCCAAAATGTCTCAGGCCATTCTTTTCCGTCGTACCTGTTGCGCTTGCATCGCTTCTCGGCGCATACCTCGGCATCATGCTCGTTGTCGAACGCCATATAGGGAGAATCCCATTTGTCCTCCCATTCGCCGCCGTAGTCGACGACCAGGTAGACGATGCGCTTAGCTTTCATCTTCCACCTCCACGCCTACCGTTTTCAGGAAGTCGATAATCATGAGGGTGTAGCAGTCAATCAGGACTGAATCGCCATCATCGAAATCCATGCACTCAGCTCGGCAATTAACGCACGATGCCTTAGAAGGTACTCCATCGACTCTGACAAGTGCATCGAAGTAATAACACGGCATCGGAATGTGACTGAAATCGCATTCGTATGAATCAATGGCTGCATCTCGAAGGTGGCAAATCTCCTTCTCTAGCTCTGGTTTAATCCGCATCGACTACCACCGCCCCGCACTCAGGACAGCGCTTGTACGGATACCGATCGTAGTCGGGCATGTCGAACTCGTTCATGCAGTTGGAGCACTGGAATGAGTTCTCGAAATCGCCACCAACGTTGGTCATGACGCATGTGGGAATGTCGATTAGGTCGGCAATACGCTCGAACACGTCGTTCATCTCGTGGTATCCGGTGTCGGGTTCCATTACCGTCTCGTCCAGCAGTTCATAGAACTCTTCTTTGTAGCGTACGCGGTTCGCGTAGGATAGGATACGAAGGTTTTCCACTGCCTCTTGGCGCTCGTCATCGGTAATCATCAGTCACCGCCGCTCCGCATACGGGACAGAACATGGGGTCGTCCTCGCCGTAGGCAATGTGACCGCAAGATAGGACGTGATGCGGTGTCTCCTCGACGGACTCCAGGTTGTCTCCCATATAGCTCTCGACGATCGCGCAGGTCGGGCGGTCTATCAGGTCGGCCAGCTTATCGAGGATTCCTCGCCAGCCCGTATAACCACGCCCAAGGCAGTCGAGAAACGGCACTATCGCCGATTCTTTGAACTCGGAAACGTCATATCCGCGCATCCTCTCGGCAATCTCGTGGCGCTCCTTGTCGGTAATCATGCGTTCACCTTCTCGGCTTTAGCAGCGACATCGAACATGTCTGCCAGCTTATCGAACGCCTCGTGCACGTGCATGTCCATGTCATCTAGACCGAAGGCCATAAGTACGCTCTCGGTAAACTGGTGGTCGCTCATGTCCCAGAGCGTGTCATCGGGCAGATATCCGCGCCAAGTCTCGGCATCACCGCACAGACGCTCCACGCGGGTTGCGATGTCTCCAAGCATCTTACTTATGCACGTATCGGTTCCGACAAAGAAGTCGCATCCGCTGCACGTGATGTTGCCCGAGTATATGCAGGCAGCCACAATGTTTCCGTTGAGGTTGCAAGCATCCTGAGCACGCTTTATATCCTCGATAAGCTGCTCTGTGGTGTCTGGCTTGGTGAGATAGAGACGGGTAGAGTTAATAATCAACGAATCGGTCTCAATTTCCCATCTGTCTTTTTTTCGGTAGTACGCGAAGCTGAGCACGTCCTGCTTTTCACCGTCATGTGTGTACAGCTCCTCGGTGTCGAGCGGGATTGACTTCCCCTCGGCGTCCTTCGGCAACTCGGTCATTTCCCCTCCACCTCGTTCAAAAACTTTCCAGTGATAAGTCGGTGCAGCCAGTCGGCGGTCTTGTAGATGTCCTTGTCGGCAGCATCCTTGAGTCCGGTACGATCGAAGTACTTGAGCGCGTGGGCGACGTCTGCAATCTTCGCGCCGCTGATTTCACTGCTGGTTTTCAAGACGTTGCAGACGCGCTCGATTTTCTCGGCCGTATGCATCCCGCCCTGCTTGTAATGGCTTGCGTACTCGCTCATTCTGCCGCCCCCAATGCAGCCGAAACCTCGTCCTGAACATCCTTGAGGAGCTTGCAGACCATGGCCCCCGAGTACTTGCTGGTCGACTTGGCGCTCAGGAACTCGATGGTCTTGGTCAGCTTGCAGACCAGGTCGCAGAGCACCTGAGTCCTAGTACGGCTCTCGGTCATTTCCATTCCTCCCTTACGTTGCGTACTCTCAGGTACGAATCGACTTTCGCGTTCTTGGAGACGTATCGGGCACTGGTGCCGACTCTGTTGCGGTGCCTGCTGGACGTGTGAATCCTTCGCCTGCCCTCGTCCCTGCACTCCTGGGAGCAGTAGACGGCGTTCTTGGCTGAGCCACCGAAATCCCTGCCGCAAATCTTGCAGGTGCAGGCGTAGCGGCGACCGTCCTCCTCGTAGCTGAAATAGTGGCCGCCGACCATGTTTCCGTCTCGGCAGGCCGCGCTTATGGTGGACTTCGGGCAGGCTACAGATGCCGCCGCAGCAGCGACGCTCACGTAGCGCTTGCCGTCATCGCGCAATACGGCGTGCCATTTGCCAGCTGGCTTCTTCTCGGCCGTCATTTGTTGATCCTAGCGATGCAGATATAGCCGTTGTCCCGGTACACGCGGATAATGTCGGAGAGTCCGTTGTACCTGATATAGTTGTAGATGCTGGACTGAACGTTGTTGGATGCCCTGCGGCCTTCACGGTAGTCCGCGTTGCTGGTCGTATACTTATGCTTTATGACCGTGAGTCCGCTTGCGATAAACGCGTCTATAAGCGGCTTGAACCGATTTACCGAGCCTCTTCCAGCGTTGTGGACGCCAGCGTAGGCCGCCTCGGGCCACATGGACTCGTCGAACGCCTGCTTGAAGGCCACGGACTCGGCTGCGTCATGCGACTCCTCGATAGCGGTGTCCACAAGGCAGTCGATACGGGTGTCGCAGAACAGCTGCGCGATGGTGCGCACCGAGACGCGCGTGGTGAACGTCGGCATCGTGCGGTACGACTCCTGCGGCACGACGGCCGTGATCAAATCCTTTACGGTGGCTCCCATGTCGCGTGCGACCTTTTTGCAGATAGCCCATGACACTCCGAGGTTGATGTCGTACTCGTCTCCGGCTCTGCACTTGGTGACGGCCTTGGTGCCGTCCTCGAAAAAGACGATGGTTGCAGGTCCGCTGAACTTGACTGACTTGACCTTGATGTTATTCATTTGTTCTCCAATGGTGGAGCCGCCGGGAATCCGACGGCTCTGCTGCTCTATAGCCTGTCGACCGCCTCGATGCGCTCGCCGAGCCAGCGCATGACTGGGACTGCCATGCTGTTGCCGCACGCCTTGTAGCGCAGTGAGTCCGGGCACTCCTCGGCAGGCTTTCCCTTCCACGGGATTCTGGTGTGGTTGTCTGGGAAACCCTGCAGCCGCTCGCACTCCAGCGGAGTCAGGCGGCGAACTACCGAGTTGATGCCGCTTTCTGCGGTCGTATTATCATTGAGGTTGTGATAACCTGCGATCGGCTCCGATTCGTCGGCGCCGCTGCCGGAAGTCGCTAATTGGTGATGCTTGAAAGCGACTACTGGCGGGTCTTTACGAGTGTGGGCGCTGATTGTTCCGCTAACTTCGGTGTCCACGCTCGTGTTCTTCTGCGTGTCGGTCATGCACACGAGGCTCTGGTTGTTGACAGTGCTCAGGGTGCCGCTGATTTCATCTTGAATCAAAGGTCCTTTGCCCCCCCTGGTTTGCCTGCCCTGTCTCGGATAAGCCAGCTGTGCATGTCTCACTCTCCTCGTACATAACCGCAGGATTGTGATAGTCAGCGGTAAGCGTCGGTGACTGCTCTGCAGCATCTCCGATACCGCCTGCCTTTGATCCTTGGTAGTACTTGAACGCCACCGCCGGGTTTAGACGTCCTGCTCCGCTACCTTGCGCAATGCTGCGTCCAGAAGCGGCGGCAACGGCTTTCCTCTTTTCTCGGCTCGACGGAGTATCCCAGCACATGCTTTCTGGCTCAAAGAGTACTTCGCAGGCGCGTGCGTCTCCAAGGTGTCCGACAAGAAAGAGACGTTCGCGTCTTTGGGCCACGCCGAAGAACTGCGCGTCCAGAACTCGCCACGCCAAACCGTACCCGAGGGCATCCATTTCTCGCAGGAGCTGTCCGAAAGCCGCCCCCCCCTCACACGAGAGCGCTCCCTTGACGTTTTCCCACAGGAACCACCGAGGCATAAGCTCTTGAACACAACGTATGTACTCGAACATGAGTCCAGAAGCTCCCTTAAGACCTTCTCGCTTTCCTGCAATCGAAAACGAGGTGCAGGGACTTCCTCCGACCACAAGGTCAACTGCTCCATGAATCTCCTTTTTCCAATCTACTTTGGTGATGTCTCCGAGGTTCGGGACGTTCGGCCAGTGCTCCGCAAGCACCGCGCTCGGGAAGTCGTCTATCTCGCAGAAAGCGAGCGGTTCCCATCCGAGCGGTTCCCAAGCGAGCGTCGCCGCCTCGACTCCCGAGAAGATGCTTACATATCGCATTTGGCACCGGCCCAGAACATGCAAGAGCCGTCGCAGGGCGTGATGCTGTCGTTGATCGTGTCGATGAACTCCCTCGTCGAGAGCTGCTTGTTCTTGATGTTCAGCAGGTAGTTGTGCTGCGCCATGCGCTCACACACGCCGTAGTGGCCGCCGCTGAAATCGTCCCACTTGGCACAGCTTTGGCAGTCGTGCTTCATTTGAACCGACCTCCGATGCAACCGACAACGACAATCAAGATGAACAACACGACTACGGGGGTGGCATATGCCGTTTCACGCTTACATGGAGCGGTCATGTCGCCACCCCCTCATGTCGGTCGCCTTGAGGTTCCAAATCGGCTTTAGGTGATGGATGACCTCAACTGTCGGCTCGATAAGCCGCAATATCTCGTCGGCGCTCTTATATGCCTCAGGCGATTCGTCGAGCGTCGCTTCACAGGCGCTCGGGCAGTAGATGCCAGCCTCTTTCATCTCTGATACAAACTTCTCGGTGTCCAAGTTGGCGCGTGCCTGCGCACGACTCATGACACGACCAGCGCCGTGGGGAGCGGACTCGTTCCAATCATTGTTGCCCTTGCCGACGGCGATTACTGAGCCGTCGCGCATGTTGAACGGGATAAGGACCTTCTCGCCAGTGTGTGCGCTGATTGCGCCCTTGCGGATAACGTTGTCATCGGATATGTAGTTGTGCATCGTCTCGAATCGAGCGCTCAGGTCCAGCTTGATTCCAGTACGTTCCTTAATCTGCTTGAGAATGTGGAAACGGTTATCAGTAGCGTATCTCTGGCAGATACGCATGTCGTTGAGATATGCGCCTGCCGCAAAGCTCACGAGGTACTTGAGAACGCGAGGAACATCTTCCTTGCACATTTCCTGCGCCATTGCCTGGTGATACTCGGCTACCTGTTTGCCCAGATTGCGAGAACCGGTGTGCACCACAAGATATTGATACCCATACTCGTCCTCGTCGAGTTCAACGAAGTGGTTGCCGCCGCCCAGCGTGCCCATGGAGCACTCAATCCGCTCGACCCCTTTGAGATAGGCGCCATTCACAACACCGTAGTCATTCTCAAGGCTGCATTTCGGCTCGTTGTGAACGCTGAACCCAGTTGGTACAGCTTTCTTCACGTCGCGGTTGAATTGAATCAAATCGCCGCGGTCGATACGCTCGTCGAGAGGGACGCAGAGCATACCGCAACCGATGTCGACTCCGACCAGATTCGGAATAACCTTGTCGCCAAGGTTCGCTGTGAACCCGATCACGCAACCCTTTCCGGCGTGGGCGTCGGGCATGATGCGAATCGTGGCGCCCTCGAAAGCCGGACACGATGCAATCTCGTCAACCTGTTTCTTGGCGCTCTCCTCAAGATTCTCAGCGAAAATCTTTACATCTGCCATTTGACCTCCTTCTTATATAAGTGTTGCTACTCGACCCCAGTGCTGCCGTATCCGTTCGCCCCACGGTCGCTGTCCGACAGCTCGTCGACGTTCAGGAAATCGACGTCCTCGCACTTGATGATTATCATCTGGCAGACGCGGTCGCCCGGATACACCGTGAAGGCCTTCTCGCCAAGGTTGAGCAACTTGGCCTTGATGGGGCCTCGGTATCCCGAGTCGATGATGCCGACTCCGTTCGACAGGCAGATGCCGTAGTTGCACCCGAGTCCCGAACGCGGTGCCTGCAAGCCGAAATAGCCCTCGGGAATCTCCATGCTCACGCCGAGGTCAATCCAGGCGGACTCCCCGACCCCGATGGTCACGGGACGCGGGATGTAGGCCAGCATGTCGGCTCCGGCGTCGCCCTTGTGCTTTCGCTCGGGCGTGTGCCCGTACTCCGCGACGGTCTTAATCTCCATCTGTTCCATCTCCTTCCAGCGGGTGCGCACGACCCGCCAACGGGTAGCTGGCCTTGAACCAGTCGCATTTGCAGGGACACTCGATGCACAGCCGGAAGTCCTCGCGGTCGAAATCCGAGTCGGTAACGACGGCGCCCGTCTTGCACTCGTTCAAAAGCCACCTCCTTCCAGAAGCGGGTGCAGCCGATGAAGGCCGTACCCGCGCACAAATCAGTACTCGACGAATCCGTTACAAGGATCGTCGCTTTCCTCGATCGCGTTCTCCTGCACCCATGCGAGCACGTCCGCAGCGCCGATGCTCTGGCGCTCGTCGTACCACTGGGCGTACTTTCGCTTGCAGAAGCCGCAGCCGCTCTCGCCGATGAACGCGAACGACTCGCATTGTCCGCACTCGTAGTTGGGTCCGGCGTCTGGCGCGCCGTCGCGCTCAAGATTCATCTGAATCCTCCTAGAACGGAATGTCCTCGTCATAGACCTCGACAGCGGCGACAGGAGCCGCCTTACGGGACGCTGCGGGGCGAACGGGAGCGGGAGTAGGCGTGCTGATAACGGCACCGCCCTGCTCGTCTCGGCGGCTCATGAACTCAATCTCGTCCACGATGACCTCCAGCTTGGAACGGCGCTCGCCGTCCTTCTCCCAGCTGGAGTAGCGCAGCTTGCCCTCGATGGCGACCTTGCTGCCCTTTTCGATGAAGTTGGCAATCTTCTCGGCGCGGGTGCCGAACATAGTGCAGTCGACGAAGTTGGGATAGTCCTCCCACTCGCCAGTCTGGTTGTTCTTCCTTCGGTCGTTGACGGCGATGCCGAAGCTGAGCACCTGCGAACCGCTCTGGGTGGCGCGAAGCTCGGGGTCGCGTGTCAGGTTGCCAGTGACGCACACTCGGTTGATGGACACTATTTCTTCCTCTCGTTGAGCAGCTTCGCGATCTTGTCGCGCTGTCGGCAACCGAGGCTACCAAGGCGGCGCTTCTCGTCGATGCCAAGCTCCTCCAGAATCTGCTCGGTCTTGGTCTTGCCTACGCCCGGCAGGGACTCGATAAAGTAGCGCAGGCGCATACGCTGTGCCTCGGGAGAGTCGAGCACTTCAAGCGGCTCGACCTCCA